AATAGTTTTAGCCTCTCAGCTACATCGACGTAATCGTCCACGTTGAATGCCATGTTTAGCCTCTCTTAAACACAATAAATGGACCGCCAGAACCTCTGCTCTGGAGGGTTACTACCTTCTCACCTTCGAATGTTCCAACACGGATTCCATCCATCATGGCAAGCACTTTAGATTTCAACAGGGTTAGTCTTTCATCTGCTGAATCAAACTCCTCTTTCGCTCTCATTAGAGCAAGGTAGAGTTCCCCTAGTTCGATGTCGCCGTCATAGATTCCCTCTGAGAGAGTTCGGACAGTTTCGTAAGTTTATTTAGAGCCGTCCCATTCAGGTTCAGTTCTCGATTTGACACAGTTCAGGAACTCAATAGCCTTAGCCTCAAGTTCAGCTGCATAGTCAGCGTCATAGATAACCTCATGCTCAACCAATTCACCATTAGCAACAGCAACCAGAACACCACGCTTGAGACCTAGAACATGCAGATACCACATGACCTGATCTAGATAGTGAGGTGGTAGTTCATTCATCGGGTTGCGAGAGAACTTGATTTCCAGAATGCCTAGTGAGCCGTCAGTCCATTCAATAAATGCATCAGGATTAGCTTTGAACATTGGATTCTTGAGTGACTGCCAAGTGCCAGTGTTATGAGCCGTAAGCCAGTCTTTGTTTTCCTCAACCCAGAGGTCTTGAATAGGTTTCTCAAACGCTGTGCCAAGTCGCATGGCCATAGATGGACCGTTGGATTCCCTAGGTAATTCGCCCAGGTATTCGTAGTAAGCGGTGTAGGCAGAACGCCAAGGGTTGTGACCCATAAGTGAGCCGACAAGTGAACCTGCTACGCCTTTACGAGCGTTATGCCATTCAAGGGAATCATGTTCAAAATAGCCGAGGAGTTTGGCAGAGCCAAGTGCCTCTATCTGGTGGTCGATAGTCATAGAACTACTCTATGGCATTACTCCGATTTATCGCTACTGCCCAGCGTGTCTTTAGGGTTGATGATTCTGATTAGGACAGGTATTGCTGAGATCCAAACGGTGTTAGCAACCACTAACCAGTCAGCTGCAGTGAACAAGAATGGTAACTTGCCGATAGCGAAAACCGCGGTTAGAGATGTTGCCAGGAGAGAACGGAGATAACTTGACAGAATAGGGTTCATTTACTTTCCAATCTTAGGTAGATACTTTAGAGGGTCCTCGACTGGCATGGTTGCCAGATGTTCTGATGGTCCACACATGAGGTGCAGATGAGGTCCAGAGCTCGTCCCAGAGTTACCGCTGTGAGCAATAACCTCGCCTTGACGAACTTTCTTTCCGACTTTGACCTCAGCTTTGTCTAGGTGACAGTAAGCGAAAACTCTGAGCCGTCTATCATCCTCACCACCAACCCAGCATCGAAGTTCGACGACATGACCTAGGATTTTGGATTCATAAACTTTGACAATGGTTCCAGTGCCAACGGCTTTTAGAGGTGTTCCAACTGGCACAGCGTAATCAACACCACGGTGAGGACCAAGCCCCATCGCTTTACGTTGCTCAGAGTGAGTGCCAAACAGATCAGTGATGTTAGCAGGACTAACTGGATGAAGTAGGGTCATGTGACGATAGTCATGTTTCCTGTGCCAGTAGATGAATCATCTACCTTTACAATTCGGAACTTGCTGTTAGTTCTTAGGAAGAATGCATTATCTGTGACTAATGATGGTGTCAAGGTTGGATACAGTCTAATAGATGCTCCAGAACCAGTTACTCTAACCCTTGACTTATACCAAAGTCTCACATACCTGGAGCCTGAAGTTGCAGCTGGAATGACAGATGACACCGTGAAAGTAGTTTCTGAACCACCGAACACTGGTGATCCACCGCTGTTTATAGAACTTCCTTGATAGTAAAGATACTCTTGTCTCAATGCCACGGTTGGAGAACCTGAAACGGTTTGATAACCCATGCTGAATTGAGCTGTGACAGTTCCACTAGTTATAAAAGTTTGACCAATAACACCCTCGAACTCTAACTCCCAGAGACCTGTGTCTAGGACAACACCCTTTGTCCCAGTAAATGCACTTTGAGCAGCTGCTGATGCTGAGAAGTCAAATACAACATCGCTAGTAAAAACATATTCTTGACCTGTCGGTTTAGCCGTTACTGGAGACCACCCCAATACTGCCGATGATGAAGTTCCTGAGTTGGTTATAGGTGCAGTAACAGAGATAACACCAGAGGTTCCATTAGTTCCATTAGTTCCGTTAGTTCCATTAGTTCCCGCTGGTCCAGTTGCTCCAGTTGCTCCCGCAGGGATACCAAAATTGAAAACCGCAGCTGAGGATGTCCCAGCGTTGGTGATAGTTGGTGTAGATCCAGCAGATAAACCAGTTACGGTTCCAACGGCAATAGTTGCTGAGGTTCCATCAGTTCCATTGGTTCCGTTTGTTCCAGCTGCACCTGTAGCTCCAGTTGCCCCTGTTGCCCCTGTTGGACCCTGTGGACCTGTTGCCCCTGTAGGACCTGTTGGACCCTGTGGACCTGTTGGACCTGTGTTACCGACTGCAACCAGAATAAGCAAAACAGAGTGGCTGTTAGGGAAGTTTGTTGTCCCAGTTCCAGCTGATGAAATTAGAGTGACGGGATAGTTGTCCCAGGTCGAGTTATAAGTTGGAGTGCCTGTCACTTCCCATTTCTGATAGTTAGCAGAATTGTTTTTATCCTGGATGATAAGGATGTCACCTTGGTTGATTAGATCTAGGAATACGCTGTCATCTTGGCTATCTGCGTCAATGTGGCTCACTCGTAAAGCTGTAGAACTAATTTGAGTTGAGTTATTCCAGCCAAGTTGGTTATTTGTAGGGTCACCAGACGTAGTATTAGTTCTAGTCGAGTAGTGGTAGTGAGTTGCAGAACCACCAGAGGCTCCAGTAGCACCAGTGTCACCCTTTACACCTTGAGGACCTTGAGGACCAGTTGCACCAGTAGGACCAGTTGCACCAGTAGGACCAGTAGGACCAGTCGCACCAGTAGCACCTGTGTCACCTTTAGGACCTTGAATACCTTGAGCACCTGTTGCACCTGTAGCACCCGCTGAACCTGTAGCACCCGTCGCACCTGTTGCACCAGTAGCACCAGTCGCACCAGTCGCACCAGTCAAACCAATAGGACCCTGTTCACCACGTGCAAAATAAACTCTTGCATAGATGGAATCAGGGACTACAACCTTGACAACAGGGTTGCTTGGAATGACAACAGTTACAATCATTTGACTATTTCTGGAGTTACTTCGACCTGCCCTCTGGCAAGTGTCAGCACCTTTCCGGTTGATGTTTGAGTAAGCTCTAAAGCCCAGACGTAATCAGTCTTAACTAGGGTTGCAGTCTGAGCAGGTGTTAGCGAGAATCGCACAGAGTTATCTGAGGTGTTCACGGTAGGGACGATGTCGATGATTGCTGAAACAGTAGGGTTCTCTCGAATCTGCAACTTAGCAGTCCAACCTGTTAGCGAGAATGCGACACCGTCAGCGTCAGTAGGGTAGAACGAACAGTCACCAGCCACGCTAGGGAATGTTGAACCTGCCAAAATAACTAGGTCGAATTGACCGTCAGTTACGGTGTAAGTTTCACTCACTTACAGATTCCTCTGCTGGAGTTTCCTCAACCACAGTTTCCTCAACTACAGTCTCCTCAACTACAACTTCACCTGGAGCAGGAAACGCTTTCCAGTCGGTAGTTACTTTAGAGATGATTGGTGTCTTTGCCATTTATTTATCCTTTGCTAGTTTGTCGAACTCTGCCTTTAGTTTGACATGTTCCTTATTTAGTGCCAGGTATTTGTCTCGCCAATGATCTAGTTCAGTTTTTAGTTGCTCGATTTCGGTTCTAAGTTTATCTATCTGAGTGAACATTTCAGCTCTTAGACGCTCCTCCACACCGATGGATTGTGTCCTTCTAGTGGATAGATACTTTAGGAAACTTGAGATGCCTGTGCCACCGAGGATACCTGAGAGGATTAGCAACCAGTTGCGGTCATCCATTAGATACCCCTCCATAGTCCTAGATTTACTTCCCAATGTTCACTGGTAATAGTATGCCCGATACGACTGATTAGGTAGATTTCTTGAAGTGTGGTTCCACCTGCTGAGAACTCGACTTGCATCGGATAGCAAATGTCTTTATCAACTATTGTGCTGAGAGTGCCATCACGGCGAACCGCTGGAACAGATACAGATTTTACTGAGCGAGGGTTAGCAGCTGCTGAAACCTGTGATGCCCATGCACCTAAAGTGCCTAGACCTGAGGTGTTCCAAAAGTTCACTTCATAGTCCTGAGCCTGACGACCATAGTCTGTCACTGAGGTTGAATTAGTTGAAGTTGCAGTTGCAAGTCCACCAGTCTCGGTTACCTTGACTACGTTAGTGATGTCATCTGAATTGTATGAATAGTCAATAGCGTCCATGCAATAGTGATCTGCACTAGAGCTGTGAACGTTAGAGATGGTCGGGTTGCTACTGCTCCAGGTAGTTCCTTGAGCGGTGTTGATGTCCACCCTAGTTTTCCAAGTGCAACCTGCCGAGGTGTTAGCCCAGAACCAACCAAGTTCGGCATCGAGCAACATGTTTAGAACGTCACCCGAAATAACATCCACCTCAAAATAGTCATTCGCAGCTGTAGAACTGCCACCACTTCCAACCTGACTCCAAGCCACTCTACTGTCCACTGCTCTAACAGCGTTCTCTAGGTTATCCATAACAGTCCTAAATGACTTAGCCGTTGCAGTTCCAGTAATGCTAAATGATGACAGTCTGGTGTTTAGAGCTATACGACTTTGGTCATAAGCGGTGATGGTGATTTCAAGTTTCTTAGCAGTCGCAACATAAGCCATCGAAACATTCTGAATGTAACCGTAAAACAGCGTGTAACCACCAGCGACAATTTTGAACGGCATGTTCGATTTGTATTGAGGTGTGCCAACTAGATCAGCGAGACTTTTCTTCATTAGTTTGACGGTTGCAGTGCCAACACTAGGACGAGCAAACACGCCCTCCTCAATGTCTATCCCTCTGTCAATTTCAACTTCAAAAGAATCGCAACGAAGTTCAGTCCAAGAATCCTCAGCGTATTCGTATTGAATGCTGATGTCAGTCTTTATGTCGAACGGCATTAGTTAACCAAATACTTTCGACCTGTTTTCTTTTCAAGAATCTTGATTTCACGGATGATGTCCGAGGCACTAATCACAGCTTTGTTGATGTTGATTTCATAAGTCGCATTACCTGCTATAGATGACTGCACTTGAGCCTGAGCACCAACACCATAGATCTCACCCCTAAGTCCGAGAATCTCAGACAACTTACCTGGAGACTGCAATAAACTCTTAGCAACAATGTTTCCCTGAGCAGGACCCATGGCAACAATCTCGTTGATGAATGACTGGTCTGCACCCCTCTTACGGAGAGATGCCAAGTTCTCAGCGAAACCCTTAGCAGCTTGAGCAATACGCTTCATCTTGCCGATTAGGAAATCCACGTTGAAAATAGAGTTCTCATCCTCACCTCTAGTACCAAACGCTAAACCAATAGCATCACGGAACTTCTCAGCTGTGGACTTGACCCTGCTAACTTCTTTATCCAAAGCCTCACGGACCTTTTCAGCGACCTCTTGAACCTCTTTAGAGAGACCTTTCCAAACTATTTTCTTGTTCACAAAGATAGCGTTCAAACCAAAGTCAATGGTGACTTCCTTGCCCTTGTATTTGATAAGAGCATTCTTCATTTCCTTAGTAATACGAGAATCAGACAAAGTTCGTTTCAATGCTGAATCCCACACCCCAGTAACTGGATCTCTGAACGGTCTGTTAATGTTTGTGAATGTCAGTTGATTCGGATTCAGAGCTGCATCTTGAGAATCAGCATATTCATCAGCACTCTGAGATGCCGCATACCACATAGCACCAAGAGTTGCCACAGCAACTACAAGAGCACCAATACCGGTGGAGATGATTGCAGTTCTCAGAGCGACGGTCTGAATCTTTGCCAGTTTAGTTGCCAGTTCATAGGCTTTGACAGCGAATGTAACAGCAAACCAACCAACCTTTAGAGCAACCAAACCAGCGACAAGA